TCAGGCCTGTGGTGCGCCGTCGACGGAGGCGCCGTCCGCGACCGGGTTGTCCGGCGCTTCGGGCGTGGTGTCCGGCTCGACGTCAGGCTCCGGGGTGGGTTCGACGGCGGGCTTGTCCTCGTTGAGGTCGTCGAGTTCCTTCGCGCCCTCCGACAGGGTTCCGGCTGCGGCTTCTGCCTTCGTGAAGTCGAGTTCCTGACCTGCTTCGGCGGCCTGCCTGCGGAGGTCGTCGATCGCAGTGAGGATTTCGCCGTGCGCCTTCGCCTGGGTGGCGGCGGCTGCGTCGAGCTGCTCGCCGAGGGCGTCGATGCGGCGCTGGTTTTCTGCCTGTGTGGCCATGATTGCCTCCTGGTTGGTGATGATCTCGGCAGCCCAGATTGGGATACCGAATAGATGCCGCCACAGCGTGCGCATGGCGAACCTCCCTCGTGGTGGGGAATGTGGGGTCGGGAGCGTCGTGTCAGGTCGGGATCACCGAGATGAATGAGTCAGCAGACCCGATCTCTGATCTCGATGCCAAAGTCGACGAGCCCCAGATCGACAGCCGGTCGCCCGGGTTGAGCGTTCCTGAGATCGAACCCGACGAAACTCCGGACGAGTTCAGGGATGTGCCGGCTGCGACCTCCGCACCATTCAGGTACAGGTAGGCGCGGTGCGACGACGAACCTTCGAGGAAGCGCAGCGAGAACTGCACAGTGGCGGGCCCGCTGCCCGTGACTACGAGATCGTTTGCGTCGATGACGGTTCCAGGTCGTGCCGTCCAACCGATGATCTTGAGCCGTGAAGCCGAGTTCATGTCGTATCCGGCGGCCAGGTCCATTCCCTGTGGGCCGAAAGTGACTGGGGTGACCGTAGCTGTGCCGTCGCCTGTCGCTGCTGCGACGATTTGTGCTGCTGATGTGACTGTTGCAGTGCCGGAGCCGGATGCTGCGGCGCGGACTGTCGGCCGTGGTCGCACGCTGGATGTGCCCGAACCGGTGGCGTTTGCTCTCGTGGTGGCGGCTGGGCTCACGGTCGACGTGCCGGTGCCGTAGGCGACGGCCATCGTGTCCATCAGCACCGACGGAGTGACCGTCGTCGAGCTGCCACCAGACGCCTCGACGGAAGTGGGGACAGCCTGGCCGACGACGTACGCCTGCACTGAAGTGACACCGTCACCCGACGCGGCCGCCCGTGTGATCGGACGGGACGAGACGACAGAGGACCCCGTCCCGGTAGCGGCCGCGTTGACGACGGCGCGAGCGAGGACCGCTGCAGTCCCCGACCCCGTCGCCAAAACACGAACGAGAGGCGTAGCGGTGACCGTCGACGCCCCCGTCCCGGAGGCCGCGATCGTGCGCGGGAACAATGCGACACCGACGACCAACGACGTACCGGACCCAGACGCTGCTGCACGGACCGCGCCAGCCGACCTTACGCTCGGTGTGCCTGCGCCCGACGGACGAATTGCGATGACCACGACCGGGGTGACGACGACTGTTCCTTCGCCCGTCCCCTCCGCGACGACCTCGGGGATGAACGGAGGGATGAAGCCCTTCGGCAGCCACTCGACGGGGATGGTCGGTAGCGCGGCCACGAGGACCGGGACGACGGGCAGCGGCATGGTGAGCGTCGGGATTTGCGGTCGCCCCGCGGTGAGCTCGTCCATTGAACCTCCCTACCGCTGCGTCTGGGTCAGGACTGGGTGTAGCTGATCGGGGCCTTGACCTGTCCCTGTGCGGAGAGTGTCACTGACGCCGAGAGAGCGCCGCCGTCGATGAACGTGCCACCGGTCTGCGCGGTCCACAGTCCCCAGTGGGTGTAGCTGCCTGCGGGCGCGTCGAAGGTGACCTCCGATCCAGCAATCGTGGAACCGGATGCGGTGCCCCAGGTGGTCTGCTTACGTGCGTAGGCAGGGGAACCGCCTGTCGCTTCACTCGCGCCGGTGGTGCCGGGGGTCGCGGTGTGGAGGGAGAGCCACGCGCCTTGTGCTGCGTAGGCCGCGGCGAGGGCGTTCTTCGTTGCTGTGACTGCAATTGCCATGTCGTGTGGTCCTGTCTAGGCGCGGGGTTGTTTGCGTTGGACGTTCCCCATGTACCGGCAGTAGTCGGTGCGGGGCGAATCAGGGAAGCTGAAGTACAGGTAGTAGGCGGTGCCGTCCGGGATGGTGTCGGCGACTTCGGATTCCTGCCGCCACTTCGCTTCCCCAGTGGTGACGGTCGCGGCCCAGGATGTGAGGACGGGACCGGCGTCGGGGTCGGTGTAGAAGTCGATGCGGGCTGTTGTTCCGGATGGGAACGTCTCCCCCGGTGGTGGTTTGATGATCTGCTGGAAGTCTTGGCCGCGGGTCAGCCACAGTTTCTTCGACTCCTGCTCGACCTTGCCGAGAGGTTCTGTCATGACGCATCGGCTTCGAGGATCAGCGGTACCGGGTCAGCAGGCGGTGCGGCCAAGCTGAGGGTTCCCCGTAACGTGCCGTCCTGGACAACTATCAGCGCACCGCCAACGACGCTGAGTTCGAGTGGGTGTCCGTCGACTGTGACAATCATGCTGCCTCCTGTAGTTCGACCATGTCTCGTGCGGTGAAGTTGTCGAACTCGCCGGAGTTCGTGAAGGTCGCTCGGTCGCAGAACAGTCCGGTGTATCGGCCAGATGTCAGACCAACGTCATTGATTTGAATGCGTGGAATCCAGGTGCCGTCAACGAGTTGGTACGCGGTGAGTACCGAGCCGATTGCTTCGACCGCCCAGTAGGTGTTTGCGGTGCTGCCCGAATACGAACCGAGCGAGGTGTAGCCAGACTCTGACGCCGAAGTCCACTGCCTGAGAGTGGCCCCGCCACTGGTGAGCACAAGCGCGAAGAACGATGAACCTGACGCGTTGCCGCGCAGCATCATTCCCTGCTCGACTCCGTTCGGTGCGGAGCAATACGCCTCGACTCGTTGGTCCCCGTAGGCCAGCGGCTGCGGGTAGTAGTAGAAGCTTTTCAGGTCGCTTGAGTCGTAGTAAGAGAAGCGACCGTCGCGAATGTTGGCCCTCGCTGAACCAACCTTCGTCCAGATGAAGCTGCCTTCGAAGTCGTCAGAGAAGGAGCGCGGGATTGGATCGCCCGAGTACAGTCGCTGCCCGATGGCCACCCACGGCAGGAAAGCTGTGGTGAACTGCTGCCCGTTCTTGGGAATGACCGCACCCGGGGAAATCACCGACGAGTAGCTGAAGTTCATTGCCTGCTGAGGCGGGAAAGACAAGGCACTCCGCGCGTACTGGCTCTTCTCGATCGCAGCCAAAGGGCGGGCGTTGCCGGTGCCGACCTGATGAATGCCAACGACCATCTGCTCAAGCTCGTCGAACGGAATATCGGTTGGCGCGGTGACGTCCCACTCGACCTGCCCTGTGGGCATGAGTGGAGTTTGGTTCGGCGAAACCCACGCGACTTCGATGTCACCTGACGGCTGCATGCGCCCGACGACTACGTACAACTCACACGGGCTCGACACCAGGCCGGTCTTGATCGAGATCGTCGCGCGGCCGACGGCGTAGTTCGACTGGATGTACGCGGCGATGAGGACGTTCTTGTCCGGGGTGTACGACGTCGCGAAGGAGGTGTACCAGTTTCGTCCGCCATCGGAATCGCTGGTGCTGATCGTCGTCGAGATCGACCACGGCGCCACTCCACCTGCACCGCCCGTGACAGCACGCTTTGGGTTCGTCTGCAGCAGCGCTTCAGGAAATGACACCTGCTGCCCCGGCACATTCGTCATCCAGGACTCGGCGAACGGCGCAGTGATCGAGTTCATCACCGCACGCACCTGCTTCACCACTTGCGCGGTGTTCTCGATCGCCTGATTCGCCTGCTGCTGCGCCTGCGTCGCCTTCTGCTCCGTTCCGCGCAGCCGGTCGGCCAACTTGCCGAGCCCGAAGATGCCACCGGTGGCGCCGTCGAGGCCGTCGAAGATTGCACCTGCGACGAACCCGACGATGCCGTTGCCGACCTTGCCGAGCATGTCCGGATGGCCAGCGGGCCTACCTACCGGGAGCTTCTCCATCAGTCACCGTCCCCGCCTCGCCGGTCGGAATGCTGAATACGCACCAGCACCACCGTCATCGCCGACACCGCGACGACCAAACACCAATACATTTCGACTCGGATCACACCGCGGCCCAGATAGTTCGAACCGAGGTAGATCGACGCCGCGTTCTGCGTCAGCACAATCGACAGCGACAACATCACGTACAGCAGCGAACGGCCCGCGTTCAGGAGCCGCCACCGCGACCGAGTCGCATACAGAATGGTGAACGCCCACGACACAGTCGCCGCGACGAGCAGCAGAATGTCCCCTGCCTGCTTCGCCTCGAACACAGCCGCCAGCACGGCACCGACTGCAAGAGTTGTAGCCGAGGCTGCAATGGCTCGATACACCCCGCTACCTTCTTTCCATCGACGTCGCGATCGCGGTTGTGAACCCGTTCGCCGTGACCAACCGTTGCGCCCGCGCGCCTGCTGCTTCAGCGGCGGGTGTCTTCCTCTTCACCTCTGCGAGATGCTCACGCCGCTCGGACAACTGTTCGTCCAAGTCGCGGATGATGCCCTCGTCGTCCGGGGCTTTCTTGCTGAAAGGCCACATCACGTCACCTGCTTGTCGGCGATCTCGTGGAGCGCTTCGGCGATGTGAGTGGCGAGGTTCGCGCCAGGCAGGAGCGCCGTGTTCTGCTTAGACACTTCCGACGAGATGCCCTGCTCTGTGTCCAGCAGCTCGTACAGCTTGTCGATCTGCTTGTCCTTCGCCGCCATCTCCCGGTCGTGCTGGGCCTTGGTGATGAGCCGACCGGACAGGAGAAGGAGCACGACCAGGACGACCAGAGCGCCCGCGCCGATCTCGCCGAGTCCGCCGACCCCAGCGAGCGCTTCCATCAGAATCGATGTCCGAGTTGCTCTTCGGCGCGGCGCCGGAGGTCAGCGACCGAGTCGGTGCGGGCCGTGTGCGCGAGTGCTTGCTGAGCGGCCTGCACGCCCTGGTCCCAACGCTGACTGATTCGTGCCGACAAGTCCTCGATGTTCACTGCAGGTGCTGGCTGGACACTGACTTCGACGGGTTTCAGTTCGACGACGGGTGGGCCGGTTTTCACGTTCATCGCGGCGAGCACCAACCCGAGGGTGCCCAGCAGTGACGTCACCACGGAGAGAATCTGCGCGGTCTGGTCCTCGGTGACGTATCCGAACAGCCCTGCGGCAGCGAGAGCCGCGGCGATCAGTCCGTATATCGCGATTCGCAGTGCTGGATAGTTCTGTGCGATCTTCGACATCACTTGCCTCCCAGCTTCTTGATGAGGTCGGCCACCTGCTCGGTCAGCGCCTCGACCTTCTTCTCGGTGCGGTACGTGGCCGCGTCGATGAACTTGATGAACGTCGGCAGGTCGAAACTGACTTTGCCGTTCTCGTCGATCAGCGACTCGAACGGCTGCGTGAGCACGTCCCGGACATCGGCGAGTGCGTCGACGACGGTCTGGTCACCAAGCTGCGGCCACCCCGGGTACTCGCCCGGGTTCGGGCTGCCGGTCAGCTGATGCTTGATCTCTGTTGCTTCACTCATCGGGAAGTCCTCCGTGGGTAGTAGTGCGTCACCGAAGCGAAGTGCCCGGTTGTAGAACGTGATCCGGTCGTCGATTCCATTGGCGCGTCCGGTCTTGCGGTTCGTTCCGTTGACTGCTCTCGACGCGCCCTCGATGTCGCGGGCGTCGGCGAATCCGTTCATGTTGCGGGCGACAGTCCAGTACCAGACCGCGCCGAGGAACCCGTACTGCTCGCCAGCAAGGGCGTTCGGATCGTCGACGAAAAACGTCGGCGTCGGGACGTAGCCTCGCGCGAGCGCCCACTCGGAGACCTTGGTGTGGTTGTAGCGGCCGGTGATCTGAATCGGCCCGTGGCCTTTGAACCGCCGCCCGTCTCCCGGCTGTGTGTTACCCAAATCGGCGCGACCTTCGTACGCCGAGCCGTCAGCAATCTCCTGCATCCACTTCAGGCCACCGGACTCGTGACCGATCTGGCTGCACCACATCGCGACCCGGTCGACAGTCGTGCACCCGGCCTGAAGCAGTGCTGCGTTCCACGCGGGGGTGAGTGCTTCGTACCGCTCCCTCGGGACACGGTTGTCCATCGCCGCGGCGAGTGTCTGAGCGTCCATCAGCGCGGCCCCACCAACTGCGACAGGGCCTCGCGGAGCACCTGCGACTCGTCGACCCTCGGAGGCTCAGGTGCCCCCGTCGGTGCGGCGCTGTACCCCTTCGGGGTGATCATCGACGCCAGCTTCTCCACCGTGAACCAGTAATCCGCGTGACCGGAGAAGCGGGCAGGGTCCGCCACATACACTTGACGGCCATCGCGCTCGTACCCCATCACCGCGAAGTAATGGTAGATCGTGTAGTTCGGATAGCCGGGCGGATGATTCGACGCCGGCGCGACGATGTTCGCGACGACGCCGTTGCCTCCGTCGATCGACCGGACGATGTCGTCCCACAGGCGATCGATCTGCTGGCGCGTCGGCGGATCGTTGGGCATCTCGACCGTGATGTACGGCTGCCCGGATCGGCGCTTCAACACCTGACTGATCTGACCTATCCAGTCGGTGCCGTTCGTCGTCGTGCCGAGCTCCAACGCAAGGTCACGTTCGGCCACGTCGATACCGCGGGCTGTGAGAACGATCTGCGTGGATGCGGGGCCGCACCAGAAGCCGGTCTCTTGCGGTGTGTTGCTGTGCTGAAGTATCGGCACGGTGTCCTCCTAGAGGCTGTTGGCGATGCCGTTGAACACGCCGATCGCGGAATGGATGAGGCCGATGACGCGCTCGAACCCGTCCTGCACCTTCTCAGCGTCACCGAGCACCACGGTCTCGACCATGCGGCCATCACCGGAGTCCTTGATCTTGACCTGCGAGACGTACTGCTCTTTCGTGATGCCGCGATCCCAGAACGTCATGACGTCGCCGCACACGTAGTCGCGACCAAACTGGTGGCCACGGTCAGCAACACCAGCATTCGGTGTGATGACGACAGCGTCGGAACCGGATTCCTTCTTCAGCGTCGACAGTCCCGTCGATGCGCCGTCCAACGACCAGGCGGCAGTGTTGTCTCCGAACACTTCACCGAAGCCGTGCTCGGTGAGTTCGTCTTCCAGGTCGGGGTCCCAGAACGTCTGATATGCGAAGAAGATATCGTCGAACAAGTCACCGACAAGGATGGTGCCCAGGTTGGCGCCGGGGATCAGCAGGTTGAGCAGTAGCTGGATCGCGAAGTTCGCGCCCCATTCGATGGCCTGGTTAAGAAACTCGGGTGCCTTGCCGCCGATCGCAACGCGGCTCGCGGTGGCATGCTCAGCGGCGCGGTCGATCCACGCAATCTGGTTGCCGTCCGTGCGCCACATCTTGTGCCGCATGTCGCGCTTCTTGTGCGTGTTGAAGACGTACCCGGTGCGGGTCATCTTGTTCCAGTTCGACGGATTCGCCAGCCCCAGAATGTTTCCCGGGTTCCCGAAGTTCAGAAAGTTGTCGGAGCTGTAGTCGATGACCGACTGCAACTGCGCGAGCGTGTCCGTGTTGAACACGGCCGGTGACGGCTGTCCGTCGGCCGGTGTCCACAGGTCCATCGACAATCCGACTTCGAGGTTCTCCACCGACTGCTTGATGAGGTCGGAGAACGACGGGAACCGGGCTTGCAGGATCACGAACTCGGATTCCGTTGCCGCGTTGGCGACGTAGTTGAGCGCGTCGTCGAGGGTGGCGATGTCCTTCAGGTTCGGCAGCCCCGGTGATGGCGTTCTCAACGGCAGGCCCGAATACACGGGCTTGCGGAGGCGGGTCATGATCGACGACAGATATGACTTCGAGACCCGGTCGAACGACCCGATCCGCACGTCCTGCTTGCCTGTGAGGGCGAGCTGGAAGAACGGAGGTGTCAGGTTGTTCACCCACGCCAGGCCACGCAACGTCCAGAACAAGTTCGAGACGCCCGTGATGACGACGGTTTCCCGGCCGGGGACACCGAACGCGCGGAACTTCATGATCCGGCCGGACCACAGTTTCCCGTGCCGCCACGTCCGAATATGAATCACGCGGCGGCGGCACCCGGAGAAGTATCCAACCATCGGGTGGTCGGGCTTCAGTGTGATCGTGAAGAACGACGGCAGGTACCAGTGCCATTCGAACTCGGCGTCGATGTAGCGGCCCATCGGCCGCCATGTCAGGCCGTTCGGTGCGCCGACCTGGATATCGAACCCGGTGACGTCGACGCGGTTCGGGCGCGCATATCCAGGGAGAGTCACCTAGACGCCTCCTCGGAATAGTTGCGGCAAAGTGACTGTCACCTGCGTCGCCGCTGTGGTGCCGCTGCCGGTGATCGTGACCGGGACGTTGACCTTTCGGCGGCCAGCCGGGACAGCCGGCGCCTGGGTGTGCCAGTAACGCAGCACCCATGACCGGTCAGTGCCGGTGTGGTCGCGGATGGAGAAGAAGTCCGGGTCGGTTTCGATCAGCCAGGTTTGGCCGGCGCCGATCGTCGGCAGTGGGATCGCTTCACCCGCGAGACCGATCGTCGGCGCGGTGATAGGCCCGGTGATTTTGAAGTGCGGCCACACGTCGAACTCGGACTCGCTGACGACCGACGCGTCCGAGAAGTCAGCAGCCTTGAAGTCCCTGCTGACTGGCTTCTTCCGGAACGGTGTCTCGTCGGACCGGAACGTGTACTCCTCGAACGTGCACCCCGCGTGACGCATTTGCGAAATCGCTGGCTTCGGCAGCTTCGACGCCAGCCGCACCTCTTGGAAGCGGGTGCCGCCGTAGTCGGTGATCGCACGGAATCGGTGGATCAGCTGCCCGAAGCCGAGCGAGGCACGCCAGCGCTGCAACAGCTCGACGGCCTCGTCGCCCGGTGGCACCGGGCCGATACGAACCTTCAACGTGATGTAGTTCGGTTTGTCGTTCCGCGCCCGGTAGGTGACGCCGAGCTGACCGACGTTCTGCTGATCGTCGAACTCGAACTCTGCGCCCTCGATACCGTCCGGGTCATCTTGGAGCCACAGCGGGCAGTCTGGCTCGTTGAACGGCCAGACCTGCCCGTCTGCGGTGACGAGTTCGAAGGCTCTCGACATGGATCACAGCCCTCGTTTCGTGATTGCAAGGTTGGCGGTGCGCGACCCTTGGTCGATATCAACCTGGACGTCCACCGGGTCGGGGTTCTTCGCCGCCTCGATCAGCTCGTCGAGCTTCGAGGTGATCAGCGACACGCCCTCCTCCAGCAGCGCAGGCGAATTCGAGCCGGTGTCGAACTGGCCGGTGAAGTTGCCCCTGCCGTCGAATCCGGACAGCAGCGTGTTCAAGCCGCCGATGCCGAGCGCCAGCAGATTGTTGGCGTTGGCACGTTGCTTCGCTGCGGACTGCGGGCGACCGTCCAGCGGGATGTCGAGGGTCGGGCGGTCCGAGTCCTGCCAGCCACCGAACCCGGTCAGGCCACCGTCGGCCATCGGCACCAATTGATACCCGAACCGGTTCGCGATTTCCTTCGTGATCGCCACCGAGCGTGGGCGTTTCGCGGGCGACAATGGGACGTACCCTTCGCCGCCTGTGCCGCGCTCAGCGAACCCGACAACGTTCGCGCCGTCCTGGTAGATACCGGCCTGCGCGGGCAGGTTGTCGATGCCACCGTTCGCGAAGACTTTCAGGCCCGCGGTGAGGATCGGGACTCGCTCGTCCTCCGGCTTCGCCTGCTCGGTACCGCCCAGTGAGGATGGCCAGTTGGTGACGTACACCCGCTGACCGTCCGTCGACAGCAGTGCACCGGACTCGGTGGTTCCCATGGCGACTTGGTCCTCTTCGACGCCGTACGCCTGCCGATACCGTTCGGTGAACTCGCCAGCAGCGAAAGCCTTCGACCCGTCAGGATCGTTCTCCGCGGTGAAGCTGGTGCCGTTACCGGTGTCCGATGCCAGCCCGAGGTCACCGAGGTTCGGGAACCACGCGTGGTCGGTGAACGACGGATCATCCCAGCCCGTCTGGCCACCGACGACGACGCCTTCCGAACCGTTCGATTCGAAGTTCGTGCCATCGGCGAACGTCATCGCTGTGTGACCGTTCGCGCCGCCACCCTCGTCCCACCAGCCGACACGGACAGTGCCTTCCGGTCCTCTACCGAGGATCGCGCCCTTCGCCTGCAGCCACGAGCCTTCCGTGACCGTCGACATCCGAGAGTCGAACGCGTCCAGTCCGAGGGCCTTGTTGATCGCACCCGAGACAGCGCCGGAGCAGTCGATCGACGACGTCGAGAACCCGCCCATGCCGTAGCCGACCGGGTCCATCGACTGAGCCCACGCCTTCATCGCGTCGTGGCCGTCTTTCGAGATGACGCCACCCTCGGCGAATGTCTTCACCAGACCGAAGCCGAACTTCTCGGCAGTGATTCCGAGAATCTGTTCGGCACGCTGACGCTTCGACATCGCGTGCGGGATGTACGACTCGCCCTCGGTTTCCGGTTCATTCCAGATGCGGGTGGTCTTCCCGTCACCGATCTGCGGATCGTGCGGCTCGTACACATTGCCGATCGCGTTCTGCACCACGTTGACCGGGCCGATGAAATCGGATGGCAAGCCCTGCTGGCGCAGCGCTTCCGTTCGCGGAACGACCTGGACTTCGAGTGTGCGGCGACGGGTCCGCCACTCCTCGATGATGCGCTGGCCTTCGTCGGTGTTCGCTGTCACCGACACAGTGCCGTCAGGCAACGTCGTCACGACGAGACCCAGCGCTTCCAGATCGCTCTTCGCGTCGTCCGTCAGTGACGACACCACAACCGTCTTCGAGTCCGGTACCGCCACGACCTTGTCGTTCAGCACGTCCAGCGCGTAGTGCGCTTCCGGCATGCCTTCCTGCTCGATCAGGGTGTTGACGAGTTCCGGTGTCAGGCCGAGGGTCTTGATGTAGTCGTTCGCTGCCTGATTCGACATGCCGGTAGCCATGAGCTGCTGACGGAGCGTGTCGAGGTTCGCCCGATACTGACCGTCCAACGTCTCGATGGTGTTGCCCGCTTCGATGCCGGTGCGGACCTGCTCACGGAACCCGTCAGCGAGACCGCGCGCGGTCAAGTCCATCTCGTGTTGCGCGGTGTTCGTGTGATCGATCTGCCCGTTGAAGTTCGACAAGTCCATCGTCGAACCGTCCGCGGCGATACCGATACCGGCGATCGAGGCGGCGACCTTCGCGGACTGGTCGTTGAATGCCGCCGACAGTTTCATGTTCCCGGCGAACTCGTTGAACCGTTCCTGCCCAGCCTGCAGGCCAGGGATCAGAGTGTCGTGGATTGCGTTCGCGGCGCCCGTCAACGTCCGGTCGATGCCCTCACCGCCGTTGCGGGTAGCGTCCGCGAGGTCACGGAGCTTGTCCGACGCGCCATCTGTCGCCAAGCCGAGGAGATCGCCGAACATCGGAATGTTCTCACCGACGGCGAGGATGTTCGCGCCCATGTCGAGGAAGCTGGCGCCCGCTTCGGCAGCCGAACCAGCGAACTGCGCGAGCCCACGGAGGCCGCCCTCCACGAACCGGAGGACCGCTTCGCCAGCTTCGAATCCCGCGTTGCCGACGCCGATGAAAAACTCGATGACCCCGGCGCGGTTGTTGGAAATGTTGTTCGCCCACTCGGCGATCTGCGGACCGAATGCTTCAGCGAGTGCCGCTTTCAGGCCGCCGATTACTGTATCGATGGACCGGAAGGCACCTTCGACGGAGGTGGCGGCATTGCCTCCCATCGTCGCGGCGAGACGGCCTGCGGCGCCATCGAATTCGCCCATGTTCTTCAGCGCTTCGGACGGGTCCCACGATGCGAAGACGTCGTAGAAGTCGCCCGCGGTGTCACCGAGTAGCGCGGCGATGGCCTGGTTGCGTTTCAGTGGGTCCTCGATGGACCGGACCCGGTCGAGCATTTCGTCGAACGCGACGTTCGAGTCCTCACCGCCAGCGGACAGGCGAGCGAACATCTCCTCGCCTTCGAAGCCCATATCGTTCAGAGCCTCGGTGACCGCCTCGGACTCTTCCGACATGCGGCGACCCCACTCGCGGATCGCATCACCAGCAACGTCGGCAGTCCACGCACCGGAATCCGTAGCCTGCTCCAGCAGGGCCAGAGACTGCTCAGCAGAGATGCCCGCGTTCTTCCAGCCCGAGGCGTACTCGTTGATGATTTCGAGGAGGTCTTCGCCCTTGTTCGCCGAACCACCGACAGCGTTGGCGATCATGTCCGCGGCTTCCTGAGCCGACCCGGCGAGACCGGTCGACATCAACGCCGACACGGCCTGCACCGACATGGAGACTTCACCGTCGAGTGCCTGCGTGATGGTGTCCAGATTCGCGACGACAGCTTCAGCGTCGCGCTGGGTGGCGCCCGGGTCGATGATGTTCTGCTGGACAGCGAGCTTCAGCGTCGACAGGTTCTCTTCGACAGATGACCCGAACACGTCCGCGTAGGCTTCACCGGCCGCGCGGGCGAACTTCTCCGCCTGCGCTTCGGTGGTGCGGGTCTGCGCCTGGAACATGTCCCGGCTCAGCTCGTTCTCCATGCCCTCTTTGATCGCGGCTGCGAGGGCGATGCCGGCGCCGACACCGAGGGCCGCGACACCGAGAATCGACCCAGCGACAGGGCCGGTCTTCGAGGCGATGTCGGAGATGGCGTTGGAGAAGCCGGAGAGGAAGCTGCCTCCGGCGTCGCCGCCTGCATCACCTGCACCGGTCGCAGCGTCGTCTAGTGCACCCGACAGGTCTTCGACGTCTTCGGCGGCCGCCCGGGCAGCATCCCCGATCTCGTCGACCTGGCGTGCAGCCTGGCGTGACTCGGTGCCGACACGACTGATGTCACTGGCGGATTGGCCGACGCGGCTGACGTCGCGGCTCGCGCCCTGCGATGCGGTGCCGAGACGTTCCACGGACTGGGCGCTGTCTCGGAAGCCGGTGTCTATGCGGCCGGTGGCTTGGCGGACTACCTGCTCGAAACTGTTGAGTTGGCGTTCGTCGTTCTGGAGTGTCCGGATGAAGCGGTCATCTTCGATGGTGAGGCGGGCTACCAGTTCGCCAACGTCAAGCGCCAACAGTCAGCCCTCCCGGGTTACTTCTTATTCGGTGGTGTGGCGAGTAGCTCGGAGACTCGTTCGAGGTCGACGAGACGTCCGAGTTGTGCCATCGCCCAGTGGATTTCGGCCATGTCCGGGGAGAAGCCGTAGTGCAGGAGCGCGGTGCGGCCTGCATGCAGGATCATCGTCCACGGGACCTTGTCGTCGACCATCTCCGCGAACGAGGGCCCCAGAACTTTGACCGCCTCGTCGGTTTGCTCGACGGCTGGGAGTCCACTGTCGGCGATCACTGCGCGGAGGCGTGGACCTTCGATGCCGTCCGGTGAGGGGACGCGGTACCACTTGCCTCGGATTGGCAGTGTCAGGTCGGGGTGGAAGAACGTGTCGAGGTCTTTCAGTGCCATCTCAGTGGGCACCTTTCAGGACGGTGTTGAGGCGGGTGTGTGGGGTGTCGGCGATGTCGGTGACGTGCATCTGGAACCACGCCCACGAGCGTTCGCGGAGGATGTTCGAGCCGACGTCTATGCGCCGGTCGTGGAGGTCCAGCGCGAGGTCGGACCAGTGGGCGAGGATGTCGTCCCAGTAGATCGGTGTGCCGCCACCGTCGGGAAGCTGCCCGGGCTTCTCGTCAGGCTCGGGTTCGTACCAGTCGCGGAGGCCGGTGCCCGGGTCGAGCGGGCCGCCTCCCGTGTCGGTCGGCCCGTATGTTCCCGGCGCGCAGGTCAGTGCGCCACGGCACGCGTCGTCGCAGATGCAGGTTTGCGGAACAGGTTGCGGAGCCGCTCCCCCATCCTCGTCTGCAGCGGGGATGGGGGTATCGGATTTCCCGGCAGTCCACCTGACTCCCAGTGCTTCTGGCCGAGAGCGGGTGAGTGCCCGAACCAGAGCATGGCGGTGCGTCCGGCATGGCAGATGCGGTCCCAGGGCACACCGTCGGCGATCATCTGGTCGTACGCAGGACCGAGCATCGCGAGGATTTCGATCTTCTCGTCGTCGTCGCTGAGAACAGTGTCGGAGCGGAGCAGTTTGTGGAGGTGCAGGCCATGCCATGCGCTGCAATCGACCCGGTACTCCGTGCCCGCGATGGGTAGAGGGAGTGCCGGGTCGAGCAGCTCGGCGAGGTCACGCATTCGATGACCTTCCGGTCGGTGGGGCTAGGTGATGGTGATGGTTCCGGACGGGGTCAGACCCGTTCCAACGCCGGACATAGCCGTGACAGCGACCGAGAACTTCGCGGTCCATGCGCCGCCCGCTGCGCCCGTGACGATGACCAAGCCTTCGCCGATGTTCGGGAGCGCTTCGAGAGCGGACTGCACCTGCGCAGCTGTGGCGTTCCACGGCAGGTTGCCGGTGGTGCTGCCGTCGACGGTGAGCGTGAACGTGCCCGCCGTTGCAGCCGAACGGGTGATGACCTTGGTGACCAGTGCGCCCGCGGTCGGCTTCGCGATCTCCTCGGGCTTGCCGCGGCCGGTCAGTGTGAACGTCGACTGCTGCAACGCGTTCACGTCGCCTGCTGCGGTGTCCGTCCACTTGACGGTGTGGTCGCACATGTACGCGTCCGGGAGTGCGTCGCGTCGGTAGATGCGCGCGGTGACGATGTTGTCGTAGCCGGTCTTGCGGCCCTTCTGGCGCAGGAAGTTCTGGCCCGGGTCGTCGACATAGCCTGCGGTGTTGTCGCCCTGCCGCTTGCAGGCACCCTCGATCGAGTACGCGAGGCCGGTGGCGATCGCCGACGCGAAGCCCTGGTCGTCGATCGTCGAGTCGTCCTGCTCGGAGGTGACGAACATCGGCTGCACCGACGACAAGGCGCGGACCTTCGTCCATACCCCGGGCGCGGTGAGCACTTCCAGAATCCAGTCTCTTGCGAGTGTTGATGCGAGTCCCATGAATTTCTCCTATGAGGGGTTGACGGTGATGGTGTAACTGTCAGGTCGGCTCCACCTGTTGTTGCCGTCCGCGAGCAGTGGGCCGCGGATGTGGCGCAGGCAGAGCAGCACCTTTGTTGTCCCCCACAGGATGTGGGAGGAGTTGAGGGGCTTGTCTTCGTCGTCGAGAGCGTCGAAGATGCGGTCCATCAGAGCGTGCGTGGCGAGGGGGTCACGGCCGGGTGCGCGCCCGCGGAGCTGGATGTAGAAGTCGGGGTTGTCGCGGTCCCGGGACCGGTCGTCGTTGTACGACGCGAGGGAGATGGCGTGGTCAGGTTTGTCGGGGAGCTGCTCGAAGTACAGGGCCGGGAGCGTCGTCGGTCCTGTATATGCGGCACCGTCCGGATTCCAGCGGACCAACCCGAGGTCGACGAGATGGCCGGCCATCGAACGGAGGAACGTGTCGGTGGCGGGCGGTTTGGGTCCGCTCACAGGGCGTCCCGAATCTTCGCTGCGATGACCTGGCCGACGACTTCGCGTTTCGCGATGACGGCGTTCTCCAGGTACTTCGCTTCGCCGATCTCGTGGTTGTAGCCGAGTTCCTCGTGCTGGGCTACGGCGTAGGGGGTGTCGAAGTAGATGGTTGCTTCGAGCCCGTCAGCGTCGGTGTTGCAGGAATTGCGGAGTTCACCGGTCTCGGCGGGTGCTCGTTCGATGGCTTCCTGCTTGATGACCTCGGCGCCAGCGATGGCGCCCTGCTCGGCTGCCTCGATGACGCGCTGTGCGATGGCGTTGAAGTCGATCGGCACGGCGGGCCTCCTACGTCAGGTCGATGCTGTAGAAGTTGGGGGTTTCGTCCATGCCGGAATGGTGGAGTTGCTCGGCGAGGACTTCGGCTTCGCGGCCACCGAATGAGGCGGGGAAGATGACAAGGCTTCCGACTTGAATCAGCGGAGTCAAGGCTGCCAAGCTGACTCGTGCTTCGGACACGACTTCGGTACCGGCGACGTTGCGGATCATCTTCCGCTTCTGAGTGATCTTCCCAAAATGCGTTATCGGGCCGTCGAATACGGGTCCGTTGGCGCCGTCACCGAGTTTCCGTTTCACGGCGATCGGCCATTTCCACCAGATCGCAAGGGGGTCGTTCACCATGACATCACCTGGTTCGATGCGAGACCGGCCTTGCGGAGGATTGTGAGCGCATCGTCGCAGAGGCCTTTGGTGGCTTCCGCTTTCGCGGCGTCGAGTGCGGCGCCGTTCGTCGAATACGATGCGCCGTCGATCGACGACGACACGACCTGCTTCGCCAGCCCGCCAGCGCCTGCAACAGGATCAACTTCGAGAGCCGCCCACTGTTCCGCCTGCGCGCACACCGCATCCCGGAAGGCCTCGGCAAGGTCGTCGTCCTTCGGCTTTCCGTTCGGTGCGATGTCGTAGATGTCGGCTTGGGTGGCGTGGGCGACGCGGGTGGAGGCGACGCGTAGCAGCTTTGTAGCGTTGTCGGGTGCCGGTGTCCCCATCCAAGTAGAGAGTTCCGATGGGGTGGCGTAGACGAGCACGCGTGCCTCCGAAAGGGGTGTAGGTGGTGGTGCGCTGGAACGGGCGTAAGGGCGCGAAAGGTACCCGGCGTGGTACACCCCCGCCGACAGCGATGCTGTCGGTCAGCCCGCCATAACGTGCGTTCTACTCTGACGATGTCCTGCCTTGCCGGGACACGTAGGGACGCACCACCACCAAGCTTTGGTCCCACCAGCCCGACGCCACCGAAGCAGGGTGACGTCGGGGGTGGGCATGGTGTTACTCCGACAGGCCGCCGACAGCATCCGGGTCGGCGAGCGCAGGCGCGTTCTGGTCGGCGACGGACTCGCGCTCGATCGCAGCAGCCTCAGCAGGGTCAGCACCCTCCTGCAGACCAGCAGGCGACTCGGCCTTCTCGATCTTCGCGAGGACGTCCTCCTTGCGGCGAGCGTCGCCGAGGTCGATGCCCTTGTCCTTCGCATACTCGCGGAGCTTCGCGGTCGAGAAGTCCGCGAGGTTGCCCGCGGGCTTCTGCTCTTCGGGCTTCTCAGCGGGGCGGTCGACGCCGTAACCCTGACGTTCGAAGTACGCCAGCGCGGCTTCATTGTCGGTCTCGGCCTTGCCGTCGGCGAAGTGGACCCCGGCGACGACGCCGTTGAACTCCGCGACTGGTGCGGTGATTGTTGCCATGATGCGTTCTCCTACAGGTAGTTTCGTGCGCGCTTGGGCGGGGTTCTACTGGACCTTGATGTTGCGGAACACTGCGGCAGCCTTCGTTGCCTTCAGTGCGACGCCGACGGGCCCAAGTTCGACCTCGCCCTTCTTCACGGCACCTGCCTGGGAGAAGTCCGGCAGCCACGACTCGACGACCTGGCCGCCGACGGTCGATGCGGCGTGGAAGCCGTCGAGTGCGACGCGGTAGGCGTAGAGGTCGGTGAGGCCGGTCTGCGCGACGGTGGCGACGGTGGCCGATCGGATGGGGATGATCGGGTTGTTGGTTCCCGGCTTCGCGCCCGGGTCGACGAGGAGGACGTTGCCGTACTGCTCGCGGACGATCGGGCGGCCGTTCGGTCCGAGGAGACCTTCGACCGGGTCCTTCACGTACTGGCCGGCGCGGCGGACAGCGGCGCGGACGCGGGCGAGGGCCTTGGCGTTGCCGAGGATCACCGTGGGTGCGCCGTCGAGGAGCGACAGGAACTCGTCGATGGCGTCGAGTGCCTTGTGCTCTGCGCGGTCGTTGGTGTCGAAGTCCGTCCAGTTGGTGGTCTGGGTGGCGCGGAATTCGGTAGACGTTCCGACGAGTGCCTTGTCGAGGCCGTCGAAGCCGTCTGCGTCGACGGCGGTGTCGCCGTTTATGACTGCGTCCTGGAACTTGGTGATCGCGGCCTTGATTTTCTGCGTCATGTTCAATGCGACCGTCCCCGATGCGGCGGGTCCGATCTTGGCGATGACGCGGTCGACCTCGAACGATCCACCTAGGACGGCGAGTGTCGTCGAGTACTTCTGGGTGGTGACGTTGCCGGGCGTGTACTCGGTGTTGAGCGCACGGAACGCGGCGGTGGGCTGGGTGACGAGTCGCCGGTAGCCGTAGTCGAGGGTCGCGCCGCCGCCTGCGGGGTTGACGACGTCATCGAAGATGAGGGAATCGAGGATCGCCGATTCCTTGCGGAACTCGTCGATGACATCCGGGTCGTAGTCCTGGACTGCGTTGTTCTTGGATTCTGCGAGGCTTACAGCCATGGGGGTTGCTCCTGGTGTGTTGGGGTGACCCCGACATGGCCGGGGGTGGGGTTACTTCGAGTAGTGCGCGCCGATCGCTCCTGCGAGGCCCTTCGGCTTCGGCTTGTCGCCCTTGCCGTCAATCGGTGCCGCGCCTTTGCCTGCGGGTGTAGCGGTCTTGAGTCGCTCGGACAGGGCCTTGGCGCGCTCGTCGAACTTGTCGGCGGGTACACCTTCGAGGAAGGCGAGGTCGTCGTCGGTGAGGCCGTATTTGCGGGCGGCGCGTTCGCGGGCGGCTTCGGCTTTGGCCTCGGCGGCTTCGGCTTTCGCGTCGTCGCGTTCCTTCTGCGCCTTCTCCTCGGCGGTCCGCTTCGACTCCTTGATCTTTTCCAGCTCGGAGGCAGCGGCGCGATTCTTCTTCGCCTCGTCCTCGTGCTTACGCGCCATCGCCTTCCAGTCGATCTTGTCCGGGTCCTTGTCGGGCTCCGGCTCCGGCTTCGGATCGCCTTCCGGCTCGGGCTTCGGATCACCCTCGGGCGAGGGGTCTCCCCCACCGCCGTTCGGGTGGCCTTCCGGATCGCGGCGCGGGTGCATCCGAGATAGCCGACGCTGTGCCCGTGCGAACGGGTCGACCAGTGCGGGTGCGAAGCTGACGAGGGTGTTGCGCATTTCATCTCCATGCGGTGATGGCCCCGACGCCATGCGGCAAGGGGGCTAGACGGGGTGGTGCGGGTGTTCTTCGCCCATGCGGGCAGAAGCTATTTACGCGAGCAGATCGGCGAGCTTGTGTCCGCCCTTAGCGGCCGACAGTTCCCAGCTCGCACGGTTCTTGTCGGTGAGGCGGGTCGCGGAACCGGGCGCCGCTTCGAGCTCGGGATCGAACGATGAGCTCAGTGACTTTTCGAACTCGATGTCGGCTTCAGTGAAGGTGACTTCGGCTGGCACGATGGCGCCGTCGATCGTGAGATACCGTCCGTTGCCGAGCACGAGGACTGGAATAATCACGGTCACATCACCCCCAAGCGTCGGAACGTCCATCGTAGGATGTCCGCAGCTTCCTTGTTCCGGCCGCAGATCACATTCAGCTTCCAAGTCTTGCCCGTGACGATGGCCGCGTACCCTTCGGCGATCCACTCTTCGCGGCCGGACTGCGCGTGCCCGTGTGACCCGGTCCGGTAGTAGTCGTCGACGATCGGCGAGTTCAACACGAACGTGTCGTGCGCCCACTTCAGGTACGGATCGTCGGACACGTTACGAATCATCTTGGTCCGAGGTTGCTGAGCGACACTCTTGACCGAAGCTGGCAGATTTTCGCTGCCCTGTTCCTGCCATTCGACCAGCGCATTGGTTGCGCGGAGTGCGGTCATGTCGAGTGCGTGACCGAGCTCGTGCGCAACCTGTGAGACTGAACCGTGCTGTAGGTCGGCTGTGATGATGACCGTCCGCACCGCTGAATCCCAGAACGAGATGGCGGTGAGCGGGCGACCGTCGGCCGAGGTTTGCCCGTCGTAGCGGTTCGCGATGGCCGGGTCGAGGCGTGCAGCGTCGGATGCCGAGTCGCCCACGAACAGTCGAACGTTGGCTTGTTCGAGTAGCTCCCGGGAGCGAGCTGGGACCACGTCGAGCTCCGCCTGTATCCGGTCCGCTGATTTTGCTGCGACGTTGGAGCTGAATGTCGCCTGCAGTTTCGGTGTCGCTGCGCGCGCTGCCTCGGCTGCCTGATGCTGCTTCTCGGCGTCGAGCCAGGCCCGGAGGTCGTCACCGGATGGGCCGGTGGGAGGCGGGGTGATCGATGCCGGTGTCGGCGCGTCGGGTGGGTTGACGCGGTAGCCGAGGTCGGGGCGCTCACGCTGCGCGCGGCGTTTCAGATCGTTCGCTTCGACGTGCCGTTTGAGAGCCGTCTGCTGTGAGCGAAGCGTAGCACCGAGCCGCTTCTTAACGCTCGGATCGATCGCGACAGCCTGTCGGCGTTTCGTGTCCCGGATCGCCCGTTCCATCGCACGGAGCTGCTGCGTCGCCTTGTAGCCCTCCTCGTTGGGTTCGGTGGTGAAGGTTCGTGACGCCCCAGGGATGAACGCGGCGACGGAATGTCGGCAGTTCGGATGCCGGAAGCCCTGCGCGCGGGCTTCATCCATCGTGGCCTTGATCTTCACTTTGACGGGGTCTCCCCCTGTCGCGTTGGGACGGACCGTCGTCCCCTTCGGTGCGTCACCGATCGACAGGACTTGCCCCTCGAACGGTTGGCATTGCGGCGCCGGATTCTTGTGGGAGGACACGACGACGAGGTCCAGGCCGCGGTCGAGCATGCGGTCGATGTGCGACTGCATCAGCGTGTTGTTCACCAGGGTTCGGGACTTCATCTCCACGTACGTCGACAGGGACCAGTTGCGGCCTGCGTTGTCGCGGAAGCCGGTGATACCGCGGGCTGTCAACACGTCGAGGGCCTGCTGTACCGCCTGCCTGCGGGTGAGGTCCGACGACGCGGATGTTGCGTTCACCCGCGCGGTGACCTGCTGGTACAGCTTCGATGCGGCGCCGGGTAGCGCCTGGTTGACGGTCGCCAGTGTTCCGACACCGTCAGCGACAGCCTTGCGGGTCAGCTTGGTCGCCTTGTCGTCGATCGAGATGTTCGCTTGCAGGCCTGCCGGGCGGCCCGACTTCGCTGCGAGATGGCCGGCCAAGTCGATGTCCTCGTCGACGGCGGCATTCCCGAATGCGACAGCGTCGCCGACTGCTTCGCCGACTACGGTTGGCGCGGCCTTCGAGAGGCCTGCCGCCAACCGTTGTGCAGCGTTGCGGAATCGGAGCGCCTCGGCGGACTGGTTGGCGTACCAGTCGTCGTCGTCGATGCCTTTCGAGACGGCGTCGGCGATCATGCCGAGGAGGGATAGCTCTGTGTCGCTGTACATTCCGATCAGCTTTCGAGGGATGCTCTCGGCTTTCTCGGGGTCCAGCGACATCGACTACTCCCCTTCGTCCGGCTTCGGTGGGAACGGCGCCGGGTCGTCGACAGGCGGCACGGGTGGATTCGGGTTCGGGTTGACGTCGTCCGGAAGTCCGCTGAATGGGTCGGGAGTGTTGGTCGCCGCCGAATCGATCGCGTCGACCTCATCGTCGATCTTGCCCTCGTCCCAATCATCGTGCAGGTAAGCAACTTTCGTGCGTGTCGATGCTGCTCCTGCGGTCTCCCAGTTCATGACCACCTGAGACTTCGACAACGCCGATTCACGCGCGAACGGCGGCGTCTCGATTTCTAGATCCTCGGACGGTGACGGGCCACCGAACTTCGCAGCGTCGATGCGCAGGCATGTCGTCGTCAACGGCACCAGCGACGCGAGCCAGTGGCGGGCTTTACCCTGCGTCGTCTCGACGGTGCGTTCCTTCTTGCCTGCCGCTTCGGTCGCCGTCTGCGCCACCTCGTCAGACAGGCCGAACGAAATCGGTGAATAGCCGACCTTGTTCAGGACGCGGCGAAGCAGCATCTCCCCGCCCGCGTCGTGCGCGACGACGCGGATTTCCGGCTGAAACGATTCGAATGTCGACTTGGCGTTGCCCTCGGAGTCCATGCCCGTACCGATTCGGGTGAACAGTTCCTGCTCTTCAGGCAGGAGTACGCCAGCGCCCGGGCCGCGGTTGGTGAGCAGATCGGATGAGGCGTACACCTTGGCCGCTGCGATGCGGAAGTCGCGCATCAGGGAGGAGTAGATGCGGTCGATTTCGTGCAGCATCGGTATCACGTCGGAGGCGATGTCGGAGCGGCCCATGTTCTTGAGCCGTGGGTCTTTCCGCCACTCAGGGTTGGGTGCGACGTTGGGGACGTAGCGTGCTGCGAGCTCGTCGACGCCCGTTTCGGCCCAGGTCCCGGAGTCGTCGGCGCCGTCGAGCTGGATGCTGCGGGTGACTTCGTGTGCGTCGAGGTCGGTGGGTTTGCCGACGTTGCTGGCCGTGCCCTCGTACAGGGCGTGAATGATGCGGCCCTTCTCGTAGCGTTGAAAGTGGCGGAGGACGATGCGGTCATCGTCGACGTCGAGCTCGCTCCAGAAGGTGACGGCGTTGAGCCTGCCCCAACGAAACTCGGGGATGCCGTGATCGTGATCCACGAAGTCGATCCACGCGTGGTCGGCGGTCTCGGGGTCCCAGACGACCCGCTGATAGTTGCCGCCGAGCGCGGAGCACGATTCGGCACCTGAGTACAGGTCCGATTTGAACCCTGATCCAGGGCTATTGAAGATGACGTCGATGCGCTTCTGGAGCGGGCTCTTCGCGGCCGCAGCCTTCTCCACGCTCTTGGCTCGGAGGATAGCGTCGGCGGGTGCGACGACAGTCCACGGCTCGGAAAACAGTGAGCGGGCGGAAAGGTTGACGATTTCGCCTGCGACGGGTGCGTGGAGTCGTTTGATGGGCTGTGCTTGTTGCTGTGGGAGGTTGCCCCAGAACGCTTGGTAGGCCTGCTTGGCGCGCTGGCGGACACCGGACGGGGACGTCGCACCGTGAGCGCCGTAGAAGTCGTTGAGTTTCGGGGTGTCGCCTTCCCACCACACCTGCGCTTCGGCGCACCGGTCGGTGACCTTCGCCAACTCGGGTGGCGGCCACGCACTATTCTTCGCGGGAAGGCTCACGCCGCTTCCTCGATTCGCTCGTCAGGCAACCGTGAGGCTGCATGCAGGTTGGGTAGATAGGGCTGCCACATCGGGCGGCTGGTGGCGACGGCGTAGCGGAGGGCGTCGCAGAAGTCGTCGTCGAGCTTGATCGGCTCGTCGATGCCCTTCTCGGCCTTCTTCGGGTCCCACACGTAGCCGGGGATTTCACCGAGCAGGTTCGGGCAGTCCGGCGCGTAGATCAGCAGGTCGCCGGTCGACAGTAGGGATGCGACGAGGCCGATGCCGGTCTTGTGGCTGTTCGCTGCGTTGTAGACGTTCTGGAAGCCGTCGCGGTTGAGCTGCAATTTCAGGGCCGCAGCGGATGGGTCGACGAAGTGGTACTCCGGCTGCTGTTCGTCACGCTGCAGTAGCCATTTGCGGAGATGCTTGGTGCGGTCGGCGGGTGTGCCGGATGGTGGCGCCCATTCAGCGATCGCATACAGGCGGTTGTCGACGCCCAGCCCGAGGAGGATGCCCGCGGCCGGGTGCTGGACGCCGTCGTCGACGCCGAGCGCGAGCACTCGTTCCATCGTGGGGAGTGTGGTGACGACATGCTTGGCGGGATCGAACATGTCGTAGATGACGCCGTCGGCCATCGTCCACGCGCCGTCGACGAACCGTTTGCGCCACAGTCCGGTGTACTGGCGCATCAGGTTTTCGATGTAGCCGTCAGGAAGGTTCTGGCGGTTGTCTTCCAGGACGAAGTGGAAGACGCGGATGCCGAGCTCGCGGGCGCGGTCGATGTATTCGGTTTTCAGCCAATGCCTTGGGCCGTCGGGGTTGGTGGTGACGAACAGTTGGCAGAGGAAGCCCTTGACGCGGAGGCGTGAGTGGAGCATCGCGAAGAACTCTTTCGAGACCAGGGTTGCTTCGTCGAGGTAGGCGAGGCTGATGGTCATGCCTCGGATGGTGGCTTCGGCGCGGACGTCGGATGAGCCGATGATGTGGACTGTGCGGCCGAAGATTTCGGCGGTCGGTGCGCCTCGGTTGTACTTCACGTGCTCTGCGAACTGCCCGAAGATTTCGGGGTCCATCAGGGCTTGCATGATGTTGCGGTAGACGGTGTCTCGGGTGCGGCCGATGATGACGATTTCGCCGGTTGTCGGTGCGGTGGGGATGGCCATCAGCAGTTTGATGAGGGAGCCGATGGTTTTCCCGGAGGAGACTGCGCCGTGCCAGATGACGATTTCGGATTTGGCGCGGGCGATGGAGAGTGCTTGTTTGCGGGTGAGGCGTCCGAGCTGTGCGAGCCTAGACGTCATCACCACCCTCCGTGTTCTTCTGGATGTCGTCGATGAGTTCGTCGACTTCGTCTTCGGCGGCGAACTTCTCCAATGCGGCCTGCATCTCGGCGAGCACCGATGCGGCGGCGGATGCGGATGTCGCGGCACCAAGGCGGGTCAGGTTCTCGTGGGTGAGGATCAGTTTGTCGATGGCCTTCGCGAAGTCGGAGACAGCTTTCGCGTCGGGTAGTTCCATGACATGTTCGACAGGTCCGGCGATGCTGTTGCCGATGACGACGTACTGATCCCAGATTCGCTCGCGCAGGTTGATGGCGTCGGCGAGGGCCTGTTCCGCTAGCTGTGCGCGGCCTGCTGCGATGCGTTCGCGGTTGCGTTCTGCTGCTGCGATGGCGCCGGCGTTGACGGTGTCCCAGATTAGGCCGAGTCGTTTGGCCCATCGGCTGACGGATTGTTGGGTGTGGCCGAGGGTGTCTGCGATGGAGGCTTGGGAGTGTCCGAGGGCGTGGCCTTGGCGGATGGCGGATTCTATGGCTGGGGTGAGTTGTGGCCTTGGTGGCTTGTCGTCGGCCATTGCGGGGTTAGCGGATTCCCATCGCGCGCAGTGCTGCCCAGCGCAGTATGGCGGCGATGATGTCTTGGTAGAGGTTCCGCATGGTTCCTCCTGGACGTTTGGACGCCCACCTCGATGAACGGCTTCCCCGTAGGGAACGGTGAACGAGGTGGGCGTCGTTGTCCCCGGTGCGCACTGGTGATGCAGCGCCGCTACGTCGGGGAGGTATAGGAATGGCGCGGTGGTGTGTCCACTCGCGCCGTAGGCGACAGCCTAGCATCGGGCCACTTCGTAAGGTCTGTTCGCCGTGCGCGAACGCATACCCGTTGGACCGTTTAGTACCGAATAATCACATTCATGACATTTATCGTGCGCAAGTTCAAGCCCGAAAATTCGCAAGCGATCGAGTACGACGTAGTCGCAGACGCAAAGTACGCCGAAGCTGACTCCAGTGGACACCTGACCCTCTCTAGCGGCGGCCGCGTAAATCGCACAGTAGCGGTCTACGCCGCTGGGCAATGGCATTCGTCGTTCGAGTCAGGCCAGGTGCGCCAGGGACGTGATGACAAGATCTACACCGCGCTCACAGCCGAGAGCCTGCTGACCCCGCCTGACCAGACAGACTAGGGCGTCTTCTTCACGACTGCGCCGGTGCCGTCGATCATGAGTCCTCGGTCGGCGGCGGCCTGGTCGAGTTTGCGTCGGAGGCCGGGTTGGCAGGCTTCGAGGAATTCGAGGAGTGGCACTTTGCGGGGGTCGGTGGTGCCGTGGTGGGCGAGGACGCGGGCGACGGCGTCTTCACGCTCACTCACTGCGCACCGCCGTGCAGACTTCGCAGTCGCATGTTTCAACGTCGTGATAGCGGATGTGCGGTTGTGACAGGAATGGGTTCCTCCACACTGGTAGCTTGTCGAGTCCGCTGAGGTCGACGTCCATAGTCCATCCCGTCAGATTGTCGCTCACGCCGGTACCTTCTTCCGTTGCCGCGCAGGATATTTCAGATGCGCATCCAACACGTCGCCGAGCGTGTACAGCGCAGTCTCACGCCCATCCAAGACGATGGTGCGATCGGGTGTGATGACGCCGGCGCGAGCCAACCGGTAGACGCGTTGCTCGGTGAGATGCCGGTAGTCGGTGACACCGTTGCGGACGAGGTCTTTCGCGGCTTTCTCGATACCGGACGCGTGGAGGATGCTGTAGCGGGCGCGGGCAAGATCGTGCGGTGACGGTTCGACGATGGGCCGATCTTTCACTCCCCCGCATGCTCGGTTGCCGTTGCGGATGGCATCGCGGATCGCGGGGAGGGATGCGTCGCTGCCGGGCGTGAGCGCAAGGTCGATGATGTGGCTGCGGAGCCATCGGGCGACGGAGATGGCGTCGTCGGTGCCGGTGTAGTCGATGCCGCGTTGTTGGCAGACGTAGGCGGCCCAGCTCGACAAAGTGTGGTACAGGAATTGTGCTGCGTCGGAGGCGTGCTCGTTGAACGGGAGTGGTTGTGTGTCGTCGCCTCGGGTGGTTTTCGGGCCGCGAGCAGCGATGCGATCCTGCCGAGTGATCGCGATGGTGAGGTCTTCGACGAGGGCGGGGACTTGGCGGAGTTGTTCGAGGAGGGCTTGCTGGTCGTGGCGGGGCAGGTAGAAGTCAGTCATGTTCCCTCCCGATCGTCTTCAGCGGTAGCAGAATGCCGTCGATCTGGGCCTGGAATTCTGGCGTCCATGGCAGGCCGAGAGCATCGAACAGGCTGTAGACGATGTTGCGCATGGTCTCGTGGATTCGGGTGATCCACAATGCCCGCCCGATCTGCAGAGCCACCTCGCCCGCGTTCACCAGATGTCCCGGTTGACTGCAGCCGCCAACTGCGCAGTCAGGCCTTCACGGATGTACGCGACGTTGTGGCGGCCGTCGGTGGTGTAGCCACGGAGCCATCGGCCTGCCTCAGCCCAGTCACGGCGGTTGTTCCAGCGCCACCACGGCTGCATCTGGCCCTTGATGATCTTCGAGGCGACGTTGAGTGCCCAGGCGTTGACGTCGCGGCCCATGAACTCGGAGAAGTCGGCAATGGTGCGGAGTGGGTTGCCTGCGGGGAGGCTCGTGATGGGGTCACCCCACGCTGCGACCTGGAACGTCTTCACGCCGTCGATGCGGCGTGCACCGCCGATACCGTAGCCGCCCGGGTTCGGTCCGACGGTGGGCCGCAGACCGTCGCGTAGTGGATCGGCGATGAGAGCGCAGCCGATGATCTTCGGTGAACGCTCGACCATTGCCGCGACGTTCCCGGCGATGGTGGCGCCCTGCGAGTATCCGCCGATGAACACCGGTCCCGGTGCAGCGAAGATTGCTTCGAGTAGCGCCGCTTCGCCTAGCCTCAGGCTTTCACCGTACGAGATGACACGCCCGTAGTCGGCGGGGTACGGGACGATGCGCACTCGGAAGCGCGTGGGGTCGAGTCGTTTCAGGAAGTCGTCGGAGATGCCTTCGCCATTGGGGTTGAAGGTACCGGCCAACCAGAGGACGTCGATGCGACTGCTCACGGTTTCACCTCGTTGGGGTTGATGATCGTGGACAGGCCATACGTGGTGGTGACTTCTTCGGCTTGCCGTGCGGCTGCCTGCTTCTCGGAGAGGGCGTTCTCGGCGTCGCGGAGTTTGTCCTGGATGTTGAGGAGCGCCGAGGTGATACCGGCCATCTCTGACTGCGTCCGTGCGAGCTCGCTCTGGTACCAGATCAGCTGCTCGGTGTGGTCGCCGTCGCCGAGTAGCTGACTCAGGCGTTCGGTGGCCTCGCGGGCAATGTCGGCGGCTGAGGTGTCGTCGAATACCCCGGCGGCTTCGACGTTTTCCCAGCAGATCGAGGCGGCCCCGATTGCCTGCCCGATCAGCTGCTCGATGCCGTCGACGTCGGCGAAACGGTTCTCAGCCACGGGACACAACCATCAGGTCGTCGGTCGCGATGAACGTCTCAGCGCCATCGCGGGTAACGCGTTGGCGGGCCGCGTCGAGGGTGATGTCGGGGCATTCGACGGGGCGGTTGTCCCAGGGGTGCCAGGTGTTGACACGCAACTCGGGGGCCATCACTCGACGACCCCGTGCGCAGTGAACGTGTACGGCCCGGAATCGACGCCCGTAAGTCGTTCGATGATCTGCTGACGGACCTGTTCCATCGACGCCGGATCGGCTTTCAAGTGCTCCATTGCTGTGTCTGCGATGGCGTCGGCCTGGTCCTCGGTAGCTCCCCCGAAGTTCATGGCGCCCGTCGCGAGGCCCGTGCACATCCCGTCGAGGTAGATGTCGATGAGCGCGTCTGAGACGTTGGCTTTCGACAGTCCGGCGCTCATCGGATCACCGTGTAGCCGCAGCGAGCGAACTCCAGCTCCACCGACGTCGACTCCCCTGCAGCGATCTTCAACGAGTCACACGTGATCAGTGGGTCCCAGAACCCGATCAACCGCCCAGTGCCATCAGCGGCGTACACGTCTGCCCAGTTGTCGGTCTGCATCCCCGCGGCGAAGTCACACGCCACACCGTCGTCGGACAGCATCGGCGGGTCGATGCGATACAGCGTCGCGATCGTGCCGTGCTCCGGGCCGATCACGTTCCCGTCCGAGGTACGCACAGGCACTTCCATCAACTGCGCTGTTCTCTCCATCTCGCTCATGAACTGTCCTTCCGATTCAACGTGGTGGGGCCGGTTGCAGCCGACCCCACCAACAGTAGACGAACCAACGCGCGTCCGACAAGACAACACGACACCCCACGCACACGCAGGCGCGGGTCCACACGGCCTAGTCGTTGAGTGGGGGTGGGATTTCGGTGATGAGTGCGATGAGGTCGGCGACGGTCATGGTGACCCATTGGTCGAGTGGGTTGTTGTTGCGGTGGCGTTTGTGGATGACGAGGCCTGCGAGGGCGTCGTCGTTGTGTGCTTCGAGGTGTGCTTCGCGGGTCCAGGCGGGGAGGGATTGGGTGGCGCAGTTTTTGCATTCGATGACGATGCGGTGGCCTCGCATTCTGAGTCCTGCGATGTCGCCTTTGTCTTTGGTTCCTGTTTTGACTCGGCGGTCGATTCTGTCGTCGATGTGTAGGGCTAGGGCGTCGGCTATTTGTCGTTCGAATTGTGTTCCGGCTTTTTTGGCTGATGCGCGATTACGTGGCATTGCTATTTGGTTCCTCTCTCAGTATGGGCAGGGGGGTTCGAATAGGCCGCCGAGGTTGGTGGTTTCTTCGTTGGGGATTTGATGGGTGGGGTGTGGTGGGTGTCCGCAGTGGTGGGTGGTGTGGATGGTGCCGAGGATGAGGGTTGGTTTGTTGGTGATGGCGCGGGCTGTGCGGCGGGTGAGTCGGTCGGCGAGTTTGGTGTAGGTGGTGCGGCCGGTGATGAGGGCGGTGAGTTCGCCGAGTTGGTTGAGGGGTGGTGGGTCGAGGTGGATGGTTCGGTCGTCGTAGAGGGCGGTCCAGATGGCGGCTTGGCAGTGGCGGCAGGTGGCGGGTTTGGGTGGGCTGTAGAAGTCGTGGGGTCGGATGCGTCTGGGTGTCGTGGTGTCGCGTTCGGGTCGCTTCACGACGGGGCTTCCGACGATGGGGAGGATGGGGAGGTGGGGAGGTCGTTGCGTGAAGAAAACCGGGTACACGTATGCACGAAAGACACTTTTTGTGTAGACATGCTGCTCACAGATTTGCTTGCTTTTGCAAGCACTCCGATTTTTCGTGTTTCTCCCGAAGCGATGGGGAGGCCTCCCCAAATCCTCCCCATTACGACACGGCTCCCGACAGCTTCAGAACACCGTCTTCGACGACGACGTTTCCGGCGATGATCTGTGCCTTGAGTGCGTCGTCGTAGTAGTCGCGGTGCTTCGACCAGATGCGGTGCGAGGACGCTCCGATCGTTTCGGGTCCGTGCTTGTCGAGGTTCGCGATGATGCGTTGCCCGACGTTGCGGATCCTGGTTTCTGTGACGGTGTCGTCGAGTGCGAGGCGTACGCGGCCGGCTGATTGTCCGGTCTCGGTGTCCTGTCGTGCGTGCACTTCGGTGAGCGCCCGGTCGATGAGCGCTCTCGTTTCCGCTGACTTCGCCATGACGAGCCCGGAGAGTTCCCAGTCTTCGTCGTTGATTTCCATTCTGTTGTCGAGTAGTGCTAATGCCATTGCTGTTTTTTCGCGGACGAATAGTGCGTGTCCGTCGAGGGCGTCGCCTTCTCCTCTGGATCGTTTGACGTGTTCGTTCAGCAATGTGGTTTCTACTGTTTCGGGAATGGTGAGTGTTTTCGGTCTGCCTACCCAATTCTTTGTTTCGGGAATGGTGAGTGGGCCGGGTGCGGTGGGGCGCATTGTTGATATTCCGGGGTCGGTGGATGGGAGCCAGAGGAAGCGTTGGGGTGTGCCTCCCCCGCTGTCGCCGAGGAGTGGTCCGGCTTTTTCGGGTTGGACGCCCATGATGAGGGTGAGGCGGTAGTTGTGTGCGCCGACGAGGAGTCGTTTGGTGGGGTCGGCGTAGGAGAAGCCGATTTCTTCGCCGGAGAACGCTGAGCGGAGTTTGGAGAGGATGGTGGAGCCGGTGCGGTTGCCGACGGACATGAGGGTGTCGATTTCGGGGATGGAGAAGAGGACGGCGTTGCGGTCGCGGATGAGTTCTTTCTTTTCGATGTGGACGTATTGGTGTGCGAGGCCTTCTCCGGAGCCTGCTGGGGAGGTGTGGATGTCGTGGTTGATGATTTCGGTTCCGACGGCTTCGGCTGCTCCTTTGCCGGTGCCGGATGGTCCGACGAGGGCGACGAAGTAGTTGAGGGAGCCGCGGCCGCCGATGATGGGTGGGAGGGTGATCCAGGGTGGGACGGTTGTGAGTGCGCGGGCGAGGCAGACGCCGAGGACTGCCCAGGGGCTGCACATGCGGGCGTAGGCGAATTGTTGGATGTGTTCGAGGCTGTCGCGTTGCTGCCAGATGGCGTCCGGTGGGAGCTCCTCGTCTTTGGGGTCGACTTTGGGGTCGCCGACAGGGTTTCGTTCGCTTTCTGGGTCGTCTGCGGGTTCGCGGTCTCGGGCTTTCGGTGCGAGGCCTGCGAGTTGTTCGAGGCTGATGGTGGGTGTGGCTGCGATGAGGGCGTGGGCGCGGTGGCCGGTGACCATGCGGTGGTATTCGTTGCGGGCGTCGTCGGGTGTGCGTGAGCCGTCTTGGGTGACTGCTGTGACGAATGCGCCTCCGAGGGTGGTGAGGGCGGTTTGGATGCCGGGGTGGTGTTGTTCGGCGTAGCGGAGGAATGCCATGACGTGGCTGAGCGTCAGGTCATGCCGTGAGGTTGCGTTCGTTCCTGTTTCGAGTTGCTTGACTGCGTCGGCGAGTCGTGTGGCGACTGCGGTGTCCATGTCGCCTGCGGGGAGGTTGGCGAGGGCGGCGTGGACGTCGACGTCGTCGAGGGTGGTGGGGTTGGCTGCTGCGGTGAGTTCGGTGAGCCAGCGGTGTGGGAGTGGTGGGAGGTCGTCGACTGTGGGGATGTCGGTGTGGAAGCCTTGTTCGTCGAGCCAGTGGTAGGTGCCGCCTTCGGGGTGGATGGATGGGTAGGCGACGGCGTAGCGGTGGAAGTATTGGATGATTTCGATGTGCCCGATGTGGAGGTCGGGGAAGCCGAGGACGGTTGCGAGGTGGGTGTTTTCGGGGACTTGGTAGAGGCGAATTCCGGAGATGTTGTCGTCGCGGCTGGTGGATCGGATGGTGGGCGGGAGTTTGCCCCAGAGCGTTTCGGCGTAGCGGAGTGTGGCGCCGCCGGTTTTGGTGCCGTAGGCGTCGACGTCGATTCCGATGAGGGTGGGTGGGAGTCGGAGGGCGATGTTGGCGTCGGGGCGTGTTTCTGTCCAGGTTTGGATGTCTGGGTAGGAGGGTGTGGTGCCGTTGTAGCCGGTGTATCCGGTGGGTGGTGGCCATTTGGTGGCGGGTCGCATGGGGAGGATGGATCGCCAGCCTGCGTTCCAGTATTGGGGGGCGTGGGTGGCGTAGAGGTCGGGGTTGGGTGTGGTGGTTTCGGGGTTCACGCAGAGGCCTCTTTCAGAAACGTGACCCAGTGCGTGCCGGATCGTTTGCCGCTGCGGTTGCCGACCAGCGGAACGTGTGGTGTGAGCGCCAGGATTTGACCGACTGGAATGTGCGTCTCGTTCCATTTGAAGATCAGCACGCCGTGCTCAGCGAGCACTCGAAAGCACTCGGCGAACCCCTGCCGTAGGTCGTCACGCCAGGTGTCCCGGTTCAGCACGCCGTACTTCTTGGCCATGTACGAGTCCGCGCCAGCACGAGCGAGGTGTGGAGGGTCGAACACCACCACTCGGAATGACGCGTCGGGGAACGGTAAGGAGCGGAAGTCCATCTCGACGTCCGGGGCAACCGTGAGTAGGCGGCCGTCGCAGAGTGTGTGCTGTTCGGTTCGGATGTCGCCGAACGTGACTCGCGGATCGGCCTTGTCGAAGTAGAACATGCGGCTGCCAGATGCGGGATCGAGAATTAGTGGATCGGTCATGCCGTTGCCTGCTGTTCGACTCGGGGTGCGCGTCGTTTCGTGCCCCTGGTGTGGTGCTTGTAGCAGGCGCAGCAGAGGCCGCGGGCGAAGTGGTGCAGGATGCCGACGGGTTTCGGTTTGTCGCTGCGCCAGATGAGCCGCTGGCAGTCTGCGCAGCGTCCGACGCGGGTGTCGTCGAAGGCGTTGTCTTCGGCGAGGAGCGCGGCGAGGTGTGGGTCGCGTTGCAGGGGTGAGCGGTTGGGGTAGTGCTTGATGATGGCGCGGTCGAGTCGTTCGGAGTCTCGTCTCCCCCAGTTCCTCATGCGCTGGCTGCTTCCCCTGCGAGTTCGGCGAGGTAGGCGTCGACGTCGGTGATGCGCCATTTCAGGGGTGAGTTCGCGGCGCCGAGTTTGATCGCTTTCTTGTAGAGGGGGTGGGTGTGCCGGTTGTTTTTGATGGTGGCTTCGGCGACACGCAGCATGTCGGAGAGTTCGTGGATGTCGATGAGGCGGGGGTTGGTGGCAGGCATCAGAAGGGGACCTCGTCGTCGTAGTGGGTGCGGGTGGGGGTGGCAGGTAGCGCCCAGGGGTCGCTTCCTGGCGGGTAGGTGGGGGGTGGTGTGCGTCGGTAGTGGGTGTCTTCGTGGAGGTCGCGTTCGGCTTCTTCTCGGGTGGGTCGGTCGTCGTTGTATGGGCTGCGGTACATGAGGTCTCCAGCTGTGTGTGTCGGGCTGTTTGCCCCACCCACCCGGGTGGCCAGTTCGGGTGGGTGAGACGAGCGGCCCGCTACTTGTTCTGGAGGTTCTTCATTGCGGCTTTCGCTTCGGGGGTGAGGCTGGCCCAGGCGTCGGCGGGGAATCCGGGGGGTGGGGTGTCATCCCCCGCTGCCGGTGCTGTCGTGGCGGGTGTCGGAGCTGGTGTTGTCACCTGATGGGGGGCTGGCGCAGATGTTGCTGCGGGTGCAGCTTGTGGCTGCTGTTCCCCTTGCACGAATGCCGCTGCGGGCGGGGTGTACGTCGCCGAGTACTCCTTGGGCGCGGACAGTCCTCGCGCTGCTGGGACGCCGTCGTTGGTGTAGGTGACGGTGAGGGTTCCTCCGACGTCGAGTTGGGCGGCGCGGGCGTTGCGGACGGCCTGGGTGACCGCCTTCTGCATTTGGCCCTTGATGTAGATCTTCCGCTTCCCGTCGTCGTCGGGGTTCTGCGGATCACGAAGGCTCGTCTGGACGGTGACAACGAGCTGCTGCCGCGGTGATCCGTCCTTCCACGTGAGGACCTCGCCGGTGGTGAAGTCGGTCTGGTTCTTGAGTTCGGGCTCAGCGTCGATGGGCCCGCCCACGGTGGTGCCGAAGGCTTCGAACTTGGCGGAGGGGATGCTGCTGCCCATGAGGAATGCTGCTGATGCGTTCATTACGTGTGCTCCTGTGTGCTGGGTTGATGTGTGGCTGGCCCGGGTTGGGCCTATCCCCCGCTGCATTGCGTGGGGGAAGTCGGGTTCGGTGACCAGTACGGGCACCATTCGCAGTGATCCGGTGTCGTCGGGAACAGTCCGAATCGGTCGGGGTTGTTCTCGACGTCCAGGTCGTGGATGAGGACGGTGGTGTCGTCGACGCGGGCGAAGAGTTCGTCGGTGACGCTCGGGTCGTACGGTTCGCGGTCGAGGTACGCGCCGGCCAACTGCCCGGCTCTCGGCAGGAATACGTTTCCGACGTGTTGGACGTCGTAACCGAGGTTGGCGTAGCCGCGTCCGTAGGTTTGGCGTTGCACTCGGTATTGCTGTGAGACACCGTTTTTCTTGACGTCGCGCATGGCTGTGGTGCCGGGGCATTTCCAGTCGAGGACTGACTTGGTGTCGACGTCGTAGAGGTCGCAGGACCCTTCGAGTCCTGCGCGGGCTTGGACGCGTCGTTCTGGAATGAAGCGTTCCCGGCCGAGGTGTTCGTTCCACTGTCGGGCGGCGTCTTCGAGCCAGGTGTGCATGGCGGTCCCGAAGATCGACGGCAGCGGATCGCTCGATTTGTTGACCTTCGGGGACTGCATGAGTCCGAGTGCGAGTCGGCGTGCGCAGGGGTGTCCGACTTCGGACGGTCCGATGGTGAGCTGGAGGTGGCGTGGGGTGTTGTTGTACTTGTGCCAGATCAGCTCTTTGAGGTCGTCGAGGAGTTCTATGTCGGGGATTCCTTGGAGGTCGAGGAAGTCCGCTGCCGTCGCCGTCATCAGATTTCAGCTACCGGGTTCGGTGCCGAACCAGCCACGATCGCGTAACCAGCGAGCTCGTTCTTCAACTGGTCGGTGACTTCGCTGAACGCGGCGTCGAGAAGCTCGTCGGGACGGTCGAGCTTGTAGCCCAGACCGAGCCCGTTCTGGCTGATGCGGTAGCGCAGGCGTGCAGTGATCGGGAAAGGTGCTCCCCCGCGGTACACAGGAAGTCGCAGATCGAACTTCTCGGGAACCTCCAGTTCCCCCTTCTGTCCTGCACCGGCTTTCGTTTCCTCGTGGTACCGGAATTTGACGTCTCCGGAGGAGAGGCGCTGCCCGCTCTCGAACTGGACCTCTCGGTGCGCCTGGAATGTCTGTGCCAGTTCCATCAGGTCGGCGGCTGGTGGGGACACGATCGCGGTAAGGCCGTCTTCGATGTGCTCTGCGAATGCGACCTGGGTGACGAGTTGGTTGTTGAGCTTCTTCCAGTGTTCCCATTCCGGGCTGGTGGTGAGGTGCAGGGTGATGCGGTGGTCGCCCCAGCCGTAGTAATTGAGGATGGCGGTGACGGTGTTGGTGCGTTCGTCGGCGAACAGGATGGTGTCGTCGACGTCGGCGCCGCGGAGGATGAGGGTGGCGAAGGAGTCGACGTCACGGACGGTGGTTCCGCCTCGGGGTCGGCTGGGTTGGTCGAGGTAGCGCTCGAAGGAGTCGGTGGTGCGGTGTTCGTTGTTGTCGAGAATGAAGGAGCGGATTTCGCCTGCGGCGGGGGTGATGGGTTCGCTGCGTTCGTAGGCGTCGGCTGCGAGGTCGGCGATGACATGGGCGTCGGCCGCGTCGTAGGGGACTCCAGATGTGGTGCGGTTTCGTGTCATGGGTCAGGCTTCCTTTGCGTGGTCGGGGACGACGTTGATGCCGTCGAACTTGAGCTGGTCGGGGTTGTCGCGAGAGACGTTGCCGTCGCCGTCGACGAACCACAGAGACGACGCCCGGTCGAGCTTCGGGATTTTCGTCTTCACGTCGTCACCGATGAGAAGCATGTCGGTGTTCTTCTGCTTCTCGACTTTCAGTGTCAGCGTGAGGGTTCCGGCTTTGCCGGTGTCCTGCACCGCTGCCACGAGGTCATGGAGCTGGGTGGACAGCTCCTCGTGGACGCGGCCCTTCTGAAGTTCTCGGAGGAACTTCGCGAACGGTTTGATCGTCCGGTCGTCGTCGGTTGCGGTCATGCTGTTTTTCTCCTCTGTTGGGTGTTGCGGTTGGTGGCGAGGATGGTTGCGAAGCGGTGCGCTTCGGCGCTGGTGTCGTAGCGGCGGATGCGGATCGACCCGTACCACACCGTCCACCAACCCTTTTCGAACTTGACCTTCGGGCGGCGGGCGGGGAGCAACGTTGCGACGTCGGTGGCGTTCATGAGTCGAGGACCTCGAAGCGGCGGACCTCGGTCGTCTCCATGCACTCGGCGGCAGCCTCGGGGTGCAGCTTCTTCAGCAGCGTCTGCGACAGTGCTGTCCGCTTCGTCGTGGACCATTTGACGACTGCGTGGCCGTCGAGGGTGCCGACGGTCCTGTCCCCCATCGCGTTCTGGATTTCCGCTTTCGCGTTCTTCTCCAGTTCGGCGAGTTCGGCTTTCTTCGCCTTGACGTGGACGAGGACGTCGACCCAGTGCCGGAGGTCGGCGAGGTCGGTCCGGTCGGTGGGTGTTTCGGTGGTGGTCATTTCTGCTCCTTGCGGGGGAAGAGGATGTAGAGGAAGAACGCGGCGACGGCGATGGTCCAGAGGTGGCCGATGTTGAAGGTGCCGATGTAGGCGACGGCGTCAGTCATGCCGGGATCGCCTGCGGCGCAGCGAGAGCGATCTTTTCGAGGACCCGCTCGATCGCGTCGGTGAGCTGGCCGCGTGCTTCGATGTTCGGGTTCGTGGCGCCCGGGTCGAGAGTGAGGTCGGGGCCGGTGTGCGCCGGGGTGACCCAGGCGACGACCTGTGCTCGGTCTCCGCGGCCGTGGATCGAGTAGTGCTCGGTGACAGCGGCGAGTTCGTCGATCAGAGCGGCGAGCACGCTATTGTTGTTGGGCATCTGCTTTTCCTTCCGATGGGTGGATGCGCTCGGTCCGTCCTGTTGCAGCGGGGCGGACCTTTTCATTTCTCAGACTGCGACTGGCACGTTGACTCGTGAGACACGCGACACCGTCGGCAAAAAAAGAGGTTTCAGGGGTGCGTTCAACGCTTTCGCGATGGCCTTGGCGCGGGCCGGTGTGCAGTTCTTCCGCGCACCGGTGCGGTAGTGGCCGATAGTCGAGTGCGAGCATCCGACCTTTGCGGCGAGGGTCCTGCAGGTGTGCCCCGCGAAGTCCATGTGTGCGATGAGCAGACCCGGATTGACGATCACATCGAATCTCCATTCCTCGGTCATGTGGGGTGTTTGTCCTTCCTTTTGAACTGTAGACGCTCGTCGTGTGTCGCACAAGACGATACGACACGTAGACGCTGCTGTCTACAGTTCGTCTACGAAGAACCCCTGCATTAATGGCGGTCATCGAATTACAACGATGTGTTTCGTAGACGGCTTGTCTACACTCGATGTGTTCGAACATCCGCGAAGTAGGGGAACGTCCGTAGACATGGCCACAAACCCAGCAATCCCCACCCAGTGGATCGACGTGTTCGACGGACGCTCCCTCCGTACCATCGCAGCGGCCGCCGACATCTCCGTCGACCGAGTCTCCCGTTTCATCCGCGGCGGCAAGGTCGCCGACGGGACAGCAGACCTCGTCGCCGACGCCCTCGGCATATCGACACGACGAGCCCTCGAACTCCGCGGTGAACCGGTCCGCGAACCGTTCCGGCTCCCCGACAAAGCCCACTACCTATCGCGCCGGCAACGCGACGCCGTCCTCTCCGTCATCGACGCCATGCTCGACCCCGGCATCGAAGCGTCGGGTGAGGGCACTGCCACCGTTACTCCGATCGGCTCAGCGAAACCGAGCGACGTCGAGACCAAGGCCGCGTTGAAGGGTGAGACCGACGAGCTCCGTCGCAGGCGGTTGACGAAGGCACCGGAGGATGTGTCGCAGGACCCGGACGACGATGACCGATGATCCGTTCATCCTCCCGGACGAAGCGCACACTCTGACACCAGCGGAACGCGGTCTTGTGCTCGCTGTCATCGCTCAGCTGATCGCCAAACGCGAGGACGACGAGAAGTCGAAGGCACCTGTGTTCAGCCTGCGTAAGTACCGTGAACAGCGGGAATGACATGTCTGTAACTCGCAGTGGCGCAAAGGATTCTGTCGGTACTGGTCGTTACTGTTCCGGGCATGACTCGTTGGCATCCGTGGCGGCACCTCAGGGACACCCATCCGCACGTCGACGTCCACTATGTCGACCTGTCGCATCTCGGTCTGCTGGGGCGGGTCACCGACCGGGGTATCGAGATCGAGCAGACCGCGTCGCAGCGGGAGCGTCGCGACACGCTCACTCACGAGTTGCAGCATGTCGAACGTGGGATGCCCTCCGAGCACCCCTACTACAGCCAGATCGAAGAACGGCTCGTGGAGAAGCTCACCGCGGAGAAGCTCATCGACTTGGACGACCTCGTCGACGCGCTGGTGTGGAATCGGTGCCGCGTCGACGGCGAGATGGCCGAGGACCTGTGGGTGCGGTTCGAATCGTTGGCGCTGCGGGTGAAGCATCTGACCGACGCCGAACGTGCCTACATCGACGCCGAGCTGGAGCGTCGCGCATGACCGACACCCAGCAGGCTGTGCTGGCGTTCGAACGGAAGTGGTGGCGCGCGGCCGGGGCGAAAGAAGCTGCGATCGTCGACGAGCTCGGCATGTCCGCGGTCCGCTACTACCAAGTGTTGACTCGGCTGCTCGACGACCGGGAGGCATTGGCCGCCGATCCGGTGTTGGTGAAGCGGCTACGTCGCATCAGGGATTCACGCCGACAGGGGCGTGCACAACAGAGGGGTATCGCATGACACAGCCAGGTTGGCATCCAGACCCGGAAGGATCGGGTCAGCTTCGTTGGTGGGACGGCCAACAGTGGACGTCGGCCGTGCAGCCAGTTCCGGAGGCGCCCAAACCGCCACCGGCCCCGGTTAAGACGCCGTCGACACCGGAGCAGAAGCGACGGAACTTGATATGGGGAGGTGTCGCCGCAGTAGTGGTCGCGTCGTTCGTGGGCTACAGCGCGTGGAACGAAGCACGGACAGACGAGCCGGACACGCGGGCAGCCGACACCACCACCGAGGCGGAGACGTCGTCGGCGGCCCCAGCAGAAGCAACCACGACGCAGCCTCAGACGCGTTCGACCTATGTCCCGCCAAGGATTACTGCAACCTCCGCTTCCCCAGCTCCGGCGCCCGCTGCCCCTTCAGTTGGAACCCCTGCGGACCCGCGCTGCGCACCGGCCAACGAGGCCATTGTTGCCATGGTCTCCGCTGGCCTATCGGACGGTACTCAATCTCTCACAAACGGGACTGTGATCGACACCGGGCCCTACACCTATTTCGGCGCCACCACACTCGACGCGGATGGTTCGTTTGCCAACCGATCCGACGTGTGGATCATCGACGGTGGTGCTGTTTATGCCTCGACTGGAGGAGCCCGGAACGGGTCTATCTGGCCGAAAGCCAGTTCCTCGATCGGAATTTCCCCCGGCGACGAATCAGTCGCAGCTGTCGACAACTGCGTAGTGCAGCTCACGCGCGGCAGGTAGTCATGCCTCGCCCATCGTTGCCCGTGGGTGCGCACGGGAAGATCAAACGCACACAGCTACCGGACGGACGCTGGCAGGCGCTGTGCCGCGTCCGGGACGCGGACGGGGTGACCCGGCGAATGCTGCGGTACACACCGGAAGGCGTGAAAGACAAGACGGGCGCAGCGGCGGAACGGGCACTCACCGAAGCGCTCACCGAACGGACAAAGCACGCCGACGGCGACATCAAAGCGTCATCGAAGGTCGCCGAACTGTGGGTTCACTACCGGAAAGACTTGGTCGCGAAGAACCGAGCCGCATTGACGTTCGAATCCTACGACCCGATGGGCGAGCGGATTATCGCTGGTCTCGGCAACCTGTCGATCCGGGAAGCGTCGACGCAGCGAATCGACAAGTTCATCCAGGAGGTCGCGCAACGCTCGGGTGTGGCGACCGGGAAGAAGGCGCGGACGATTCTGACGGGGATGTTTCGGATCGCGGTTCGCTTCGGGGCGATCGAGGTGAACCCGGTCCGTGAGGTCGGCGACTTGATCGGGAAGCGCAAGCGTCGACCGAAGTCGATGGACCCGGCCGTGCTCGCCGACGTCCTCCGGCATGTTCGGTCGTCGACGGTGCCATGCCCGGTGATCCTGTCGCCGCACCAGATCAGGAAGGGCCTGAAGACGACGTCGCATCAGCGGGTCCCGACCGTCGCCGAGTTCTGTGAGCACGCGGACCTCGCGGACGTCATCACCATGTTCGCGGCGACGGGTGTGCGCATCGGTGAGCTGATGGGGCTGCGTTGGAACGAGGACATCGATGTCGCGGGGCGTCGCGTCCGGGTCGCGGGGAAGGTCATCAGGATCGTGGGCCGCGGTCTGGTGTGGGAGGAGTTCCCGAAGTCCGAGTCCGGTGAGCGTGAGATGGCGCTCCCCCAGTTCGCTGTCGACATGCTCGTCGATCGGCCGGCGCGGGGACGGATGTTGTTCGAGTCGTCGACGGGGACGTTGCGTGATCCGGATACGGTGGCGCGGCAGTGGCGGCAGGTGCGGTCGGCTCTGGGCTTGGAGTGGGTGACGTCTCACACGTTTCGGAAGACGGTCGCGACGATCCTCGACGAGGAGGGTTTGACGGCTCGGGTGGCGGCCGATCAGCTCGGGCATGCGCAGGTGTCGATGACTCAGGACGTGTATTTCGGTCGTGGGCGCGCGCATGTGGAGGTGGCGGATGCACTGGATGGGGCGATGGCGAAAGCGTCCGGTAGCCGTCCTGCGGGCACAAAAAAAGACCAGGTCAGTTAG